GAACAAACAGTAAATACTTCCTACACGATTCCAGTATCACGAAACGCTGGAAGTTTTGGCCCGATAACAATTGCATCTGGAGTTGTTGTCACAGTTCCAAGTGGTGGAGTATGGACAGTCGTGTAATTCTTGAAAATAATACTTGCAATGAAAACAATTAACACTATCGTAAACGATAATCAACTATGAGTTGTGGAAATTCCAGAAGTTCTAAATGCAATCCGTGCGGCCCAAGTGAGGCGGCAATTAATTCTATTGCGGATCGTGCAGCTTACTATGCTCGTATAGCAATAACTGCTTCAGAGACTGGTGGAGGAATACGATGGGGATATATCGGTGATGGAGTTGAAGCTACGTTTAATATTGATGGAGCCGCAACAACAAATAGCGCATCATTCCTTGTAACGATTGATGGAGTTGTCCAAGACCCATTGGATTATACAATTAACCAAGGATATCCATATACAATCACAATGAATGTTCCAGTTCCATCTGGAGATGAAATTGTCATTGTATCATTGAATGGTAAAACTGGAGCTACTGGCCCCGGAGCGGGGGCGACTGGCCCGATTGGGTCAACTGGAGCTACTGGTATTCAAGGGCCAATAGGGCCGGGGGCTGGATCAACAGGCGCGACTGGCATTCAAGGCCCAAGTGGTGGAGCTACAGGTGCTGGAGGAGACGATATCTTCTGGGAGAATAGCCAGAATGTAACTACCGACTATACAATTTCTACAAACAAAAACGCAATGTCCGCTGGCCCAATAACAGTTGATTCTGGAGTTACAGTAACCATACCAAGCGGATCAGTTTGGACAGTAGTTTAATAACATATGGCAACCTCACTTACACTCGAAAACGATAGTTCCCTAGCGCAAGGGTATCTTAAGGTCAATGGCTCAACTGCTGCTACGCTGACTACCTCTGGCATTACTGGGAATCTGATTGGTAATGTTACTGGTAATGTTACTGGATCACTTACCGCAGGAGGTTCTATAACTCTTGCTACCGCACAGACTGCATCTGGAACTTCTGTTGACTTTACAAGTATCCCAAGTTGGGCAAAGCGGATTACTGTGATGCTTAGTGATGTTAGCTTAAATGCTACAGATGATCTTTTAGTTCAGATCGGAGATTCTGGTGGAATTGAAACTACTGGTTATACATCTGGTTCTCAAAGTGCTGTTAATAGCACAATTGGATATATCATAAGAATTGGTGTTGGAACAAGATCGCTCAATGGTGCAATGTATATTTCAAATGTAAATTCTAATTCTTGGATTTCCATTCACTCTGGAAATATTGGATCAACAAATGATGTTTATGGAGGAGGCACTAAAACGCTTTCTTCAACACTTGATAGAATTCGTGTAACATCCGTTACTGGAACAAGCACATTCGACGCTGGAACAATCAACATTTCTTACGAAGGATAATATATGCCAACAACAATCGACTCCGCAGGTATTACTTTTAACGATGCAACTTCGCTGACGAGTGCTGTTATTCCAGCAAACGCAGTAGGAGCAACGCAGATTGCAAATGGTTCAGTCACCGCAGCAAAACTTGGCACTACCGAGCAGAAGCAGATTTGCAAAGCATGGGTGAATTTCAATGGAACTACATCGCCCGGAACGATTCGTTCCAGCTACAATGTTTCCAGCGTTACAAAAAATGGAACTGGTGATTATACTGTGAATTTTTCTACTGCGATGGCAGATGCGAATTATGTGTTGGCAGGAACAAATAGCTATAATTTATCAACATCGGGTTCATCAACTGCAATTTTAGCTCCATATATTAAATCAACATCATCTATTCGGATAAGAACAAATTCCGGAAATTCTGGTCAAGAATCTGAAATGGTTGATATAGCAATTTTCGGAAACTAATCTTATGTTTATCACCTATCCACAACCAAACGGACAAGTAGCAGTAGTCATCCCTACTGGCGATGTTAATGCCGCAATCAAAGATGTTCCAGAAGGAGTAGAATACAAGATCGTTGAGTCAGTTGACATTGATAACGACTACTTCAACGCATACGAGTTTGACGCTGAACTCGGAGCAAAGGTAAACATTGAGAAATCCAAAGCTATTCATCTTGATAAGTTCCGTGTCGCTCGCACACCGAAGCTCGCTAAACTCGACATCGACTTTATGAAGGCAGTTGAGTCTAATGACGAAGCAAAGAAAGCTGAAATCATTGCCGCAAAGCAAGCACTCCGCGATGTTACTTTGACTCCGCTTCCAGATAATCTTGCTGGCATCAAAGCAACATGGCCTGATATTCTGAACTAAATATTATGACTCCATGCACTCCAGCACCACCATGCGATTTGGAATATCCATTGTTCTGCGAACCCCGTGAGCTTACAGCAATTGCTAAAAGGTTGGTTGTAGAAGATTCTTCCGCTTGCGATAGGACTCTTCAGACACCACCATCTGGACAAGTTCTTGTGTCTAACACAAACGGAACAATATCGTGGACTAATGGAGCGAATAATACTGTTCTTCGGAAAACTTCTACTGGAAGTGTAGAGTTTACTACTTTGAATAGCCTTCTCCAATCTGCACCAGTTGATCTTGGTAGCCAACCATTGACTACTACTGGGGCGATTAATGCAGCAAGCGTGACTGTTACTGGAATAGTAACAGCAGCAAGTATAAGTCTTGCAGCAAATCCAACTACAAATCTTCAAGCAACAACTAAACAATATGTTGATGCCGCTGATGCGCTCAAGCTAAATAAAGCTGGAGACACAATGACTGGTGCGCTTATTGTGAATAGCACAATAGCATCAAACAGCACAATTCTTGCTAATGGTAACTCATCCAAGATTGGATATGATACTGGTGCTGGCGGGTCTATTAATCAAGGTGCAGGAGCAAAAACAAACGCTGTCACTCTCAATCGTCCTACTGGAATTATCGTTACCGATAGTGCGGCACTCGCAGCAAACACTGCTGTCACTTTTAATTTGAGCAATTCAGTTATCGACGCTACTGACATTGTGCTTGTGAGCCATGTATCTGGAGGAACGCTTGGTTCATACAACTTCGCAGTAGCTCCAGCAACAGGCAATGCCAACGTCACAATCCGTAACATTACCGCAGCATCATTATCTGAAACTCTTACTCTGCGATTCATTGTAGTTAAAAGTGTCAACGTATAATGCCAGCAGAAGGATCAGTCTTTGATGGGTTCACAAGTATCATCGCGCAAGACGCAGATACTCATCCATCATATTTGCCAGAGTCTGTAGTAGCAGAGTCAGTAAATAGGACATTCCGAGGTGGCATCAACCGAACCAGACCAAGTATTCGGAATATTTCGATTGTTGCAGGGGTGGGGCAATCCGCGACTATCGTTAACGATATTGAGAACGGAAGCTTTCAAGGCGCGTATCCATATCGAGCAGTCAAATACAACTCCGCTGATGGAATACTAATTTCGGTATCTGGAACGATTTACTTTTTGAAGATCGTAAACAATCAAGCAACGGCATACAAGATCATCGAAGGCAATGATCCGGGCATGATGCACACATGGTTCGTGCAAGCCGAAGATCGGGTGTATATTCAGAACGGATACCAGAATGCGATAGCATGGGATGGTGATTTAACAATTCCAGCTTATCGTTTGAATCCATACCTCGCCAAGATGCCTATTGGAACTGTGATGGAATACGCTTTCGGAAGAGTTTTTGTTTCTGATCGATTCAATCAAATCTACGCATCAGATATTATTTATGGTGGTGGATTTACTGATACCAAAAATACAGAGAACTTCACAGAGATAGGATACTGGGCAGAAGGTGGCGCGTTCTCTACTCCAGCAATGATGGGGAATATAACTGGCATGAAAGTGATGCCACAGATTGGAACCAACCTTCGTGGGCAGGGTGAGCTTGTGATCCTAACTGGTAACGGAGCGTTCTCTATGGATGTGTCTATACCAAGAGCGCAATGGAATACATCTAACATCCAACGCATCTCACTGCTTGGGCGGGGATGCACAAGTTCATACTTGGGATTGGCAAACTCTGAACTTTGGTTTAGGTCACATGATGGTTGGGCATTCTACTCCAATAGCCAATCTGAATTTGCGCGATACTTCTCACTTCGCAAACTGTCTAGAGAAGTGAACAAGTGGGTTCAAAACGATACACCTTGGCTGAAGCAATTCGCTTCTACGATGTTCTTTGATAACTATCTCATCAG